ATTGATTACACTCTTGTCGGCCTATCTTCACTTGATTATATTGAACTATACAAATGGTACGCACCCGGTGGTAAGTCACAAGAATCTTATCGTTTGGATAACATTGCACAAGTAGAGCTTGGTGAAGGTAAGATTGCCTATGAAGAATATGATAATCTTCATGCTCTCTATCGATTGAATTATCAAAAATTTATTGAGTATAACATTAAAGACGTTGAACTCATTATCAAACTTGAAGATAAATTAAAACTGCTTGAGTTGGCTGTAACTCTTGCATATGATACTAAATCAAACTTTGAAGATGTGTTTGCACAAACTCGTATGTGGGACGCACTGACATATTCTTATCTGCGTGATAAAGATATTATTGTACCACCACGAGTAGTCAAAGATAAAGATTCGGCATTTGAGGGTGCTTATGTTAAGGTACCACAAGTTGGCCTACATGATTGGGTTGCTTCATTTGACTTGAACTCTTTGTATCCACATTTGATGATGCAGTATAATATTTCACCAGAAACACTCATTGAACCAGAGAATTATACAGATGCAATGCGTGAGATACTTGAACAAGGTGTTTCTGTTGATAGAATGTTAAGAAAAGAAATCAACACATCACAATTACAAGGTGCAACCCTAACACCTAATGGCCAATTCTTCCGTACCGATATTCAAGGTTTCTTGCCTAAGATGATGGAAGAAATGTATACAGACAGAAGTAAGTTTAAAAAGTTAATGCTTCAAGCAAAACAGGAGTATGAGAATGAAAAAGACCCAAGTAAACTCTATGAAATTGAAAAACGAATTGCCAAATACAATAACATTCAGTTGGCCAAAAAGGTCTCTCTAAACTCCGCTTACGGTGCTTTGGGTTCTCAGTATTTCCGTTTCTACGATTTGCGGATGGCTCTTGGCGTCACTACTGCTGGCCAATTAAGTATTCGTTGGATTGAAAATAAAATTAATCTTTGGATGAATAAAATACTTGATACAGAAGATAAAGATTATGTAATCGCTTCTGATACTGATTCAATCTATTTGCGAATGGGTGAACTGGTTAATAAGTTCATTAAAGATACCACAGACAAACAAAAAGTAATCTCACTCATGGATAAAATCTGTGAAGAAAAGATTCAGCCATATATTGATAAGTCATATAAAGAACTGGCTGATTATGTTCATGCTTATCAGCAAAAGATGGAAATGAAACGAGAAGGCCTATCCAACAAAGGTATTTGGACTGCCAAGAAACGATATATTCTGAACATATACAACAATGAAGGTGTTCAATATAAAGAACCACAGATGAAAGTTATGGGTCTTGAAATGATTAAATCATCTACACCATCTGCCATTCGTGAGAAGATGAAACAAGCAATTCAATTGATGGTAAGTGGTACACAAGATGATATTCTAAATTTCATTGAGAATTTTAGAGAAGAATTTAAAACATTGCCTGTGGAAGAAATCTCTTTTCCCCGTGGTCTCAATGGCCTAAATACCTATTCTGACGATTCAAATTTGTATAAAAAAGGCACACCCATTCACGTTAAAGGTGCCATTCTTTATAATCATAATTTAAAGAAAAACAATTTAACAAAAAAATATCAACTCATTCAAGAAGGTGAAAAGGTTAAGTTTACTTACCTAAAAATGCCTAATCCATTCAAAGATACTGTCATATCGTATCCCTCTCGTTTACCAAAAGAGTTTGAACTACAAGAGTATATTGATTATGATATGCAATTTGATAAGGCATTCCTAGAACCAATCAAAGTTATTCTTGATTGTATGGGTTGGAAAACAGAAAGAACAAGTTCAATAGAGGATTTCTTCTCATGATATTAATCATACTAACATTCTTAGCCGCATTTCTTTTATCTGGTATTGCAGCCTATTATTCAGTTATTGGTTTAGCACTTATATTTTCTGGTGCATTTTGGCCAGTTATTATTATGGGTTCAACACTTGAGTTTGCCAAATTAATTACTGCATCATGGTTATATAATAATTGGCAAAAAACCAACATTTTATTGAAATCATATCTGACGGCTGCCGTAATTATTTTAATGTTTATTACTTCAATGGGTATTTTTGGTTTCTTGGCCAAATCACATATTGATTCTACATTAGAATCTGGTGCCAATACTGTTGAGTTAAAAACACTTAATTCACAACAAAAGATTGCCGAACAACGATTAGAATATTTACTCAAGCGTGCTGGTAATCCTGAAACGGCATCAGCATCTATTGATAGACAAATTCAAGCAACACAAAAAGAACTTACCGAAATCAATAAGAAAAAGTTACCACTTCTTAAAGAAGAAAACAAATTGGTGGCAGATGTTGGTCCTATCAAATATGTGGCAGATATATTTTTTGGTAGTGGTGATGGTGCCTTAGACAAGGCTGTAAGACTGGTAATCTTTATGATTATGCTTGTATTTGACCCTCTAGCTGTGTTATTATTGATAGCAGGAAACATAACATATAAAGAGAAATATGGAAAGAAGATTTCAATTCCCGTTTCGGTACCTAAACTCACTAAGCGTAAAAGAAAGACAGTTCAAACAGTTAAAGAATCGGCGAATAATACGGTGGAAATTCCCAAAGAAAACTTGGTTACAATTGAAGAGGCAACAGAGCCTACAAATAAAAAGAGGGGCTTTCCGAGGCGTCAGGCGGATCGCATAAGTAAATATGATGAGAAAGCAGAATTGGCTTTCAAAGAAAAAAAAGATGACGGATTAGATGGTGGTAATTTTTAAAGGATGAATATGAGTATACTTGACAAGATTAAAAAGAACAGTAGCATTAAAGAGTCAGCAATTCTCTCCAAATCAAAGTTCTTTATTGATAAAGACATGATACCTACAGCAATTCCAATTATTAATGTGGCGTTGTCTGGTAAATTGGATGGTGGTTTAACACCAGGTCTTACAATGTGGGCTGGGCCATCAAAACATTTTAAGACTGCTTTTTCATTATTGATGGCAAAATCTTACATGGACAAATATGATGATGCAGCGTTACTATTTTACGATTCTGAGTTTGGCACTCCTCAGTCTTATTTTGATAGCTTTGGTATTGATACCGACCGAGTTCTACATACACCTCTTACTGATATTGAACAATTAAAGTTTGATATCATGCAACAATTGGCCTCACTTGAGCGTACCGACCATTTGATTATCGTAATTGATTCTATTGGTAATCTGGCGTCTAAGAAAGAAGTTGAAGATGCACTTGAAGGTAAATCAGTTGCTGATATGTCAAGAGCAAAACAAGTTAAGAGTTTGTTCCGTATGGTCACACCACATCTCACCATGAAAGATGTACCAATGATTGTAGTTAATCATACTTACAAAGAAATTGGTATGTTCCCTAAAGACATTGTTGGTGGCGGTACAGGTTCATATTATTCGGCTGACAATATTTTTATTATTGGTCGCCAACAAGAAAAAGAAGGTACTGAGGTTATTGGTTATAACTTCATTATCAATGTGGAAAAGAGTAGATATGTTCGAGAAAAATCTAAAATTCCTGTTACTGTATCTTTTGATGGTGGCATTAGTAAGTGGAGTGGTTTACTTGATATTGCAATTGAATCCGGCCATGTGGTTAAACCTTCCAATGGTTGGTATAGCCAAGTAAATATAGACACAGGTGAGATTGCTGATAAAAAATATCGCATCAAAGACACAGACACCAAAGAGTTTTGGTTACCAATTTTAAAACAAAAATCGTTTCAAGATTTTATTAAAAACAAGTATCAAATTGCCTCTGGTAATATTATGCAAGGAGATATTGAAAAAACATTTGAAGTTGAAACTATAAATGGTGCTGATGATGAGTAATGAAGATGCTAAAGTAAAACATAGCAAAAGAATACATCAAAAAGAAACCACAGTTAAAAGTAAAATCAAATTAGCAAAGGCTTATAACTGGACAGATGTGATGAAGCAACCACATCGGTATCTAAAATGTTCTTTGTTTAGTTGTGGTAATAAGAATTGTGTTTTTTGTGCCAATCCAAGAAAGATTTGGAAAGAAGATACAATACAAGAGAAACGACAGAAACAAAAGGTGAATGATGACTGAAGGCATAGATTATTGTTTTATTTACCCCAAAGATGATAGTACCAGTGTTCACATTAGATTACTTGATGGTAAATACAAAGATACCGTATTTAAATATGGTAAGGTAAAGTTCAAAGAAGAAAATGAACAAATGTATTTACTTTTTGCTTATGATGTGTTAGAATCAGTAGTTGATAAGCCAAGAAAGCTGGAAAAAGATACAGACTTTAAAAATTATCTTGGTGATTTACTTGTAGAATTAATGTCAAACAATATTGAGCAGGAAATAGTGGATGAAACTGGAACAGACGATATTAAAGAACCTGATTTATAATGAGGACTTTCTTAGGAAAGTTTTACCATTTTTAAAGACAGAGTATTTTAGTGATAGTGTAGAAAGAACTTTATTTAATGAAATTACATCATTCACGGAGACTTATAATAACACGGCAACGATTGAAGCACTTAGTATTGCCGTCAAAGAAAAGAGGAATCTCACAGCTGATGAAGTTCAGAGATGCGAAGATTATCTATCAGCGATTGAGAAAATTAAATCAACAGAAACCGAGGTTCAATGGCTTGTTGACAAAACCGAACAATTCTGCCAAGAAAAAGCCATCTACAACGCAGTATTGGGGTCTATTTCGATTCTCGATGGCAAAGATAAAACTCACGACAAAGGCCAGATTCCCAAAATATTATCGGATGCTTTAGCAGTAAGTTTTGATAACTCCGTTGGCCATGATTACTTACAGGACTCAGATGCTCGTTATGAATTTTATCACAGAAAAGAAGAAAGAATCCCCTTTGACCTTGACTACTTTAACAAAATCACAAAAGGTGGTTTACCAGCTAAGACGCTTAACATTGCTTTGGCGGGGACTGGTGTTGGTAAATCTCTTTTTATGTGTCATGTGGCTGCTTCGTGCATGGTTCAGGGTAAAAATGTTCTTTACATCACTCTGGAAATGAGTGAAGAAAAAATTGCAGAAAGAATTGATGCCAATCTGTTGAATGTTACTATTGATGATTTGATTGAGTTACCAAAAGATATGTATGATAAAAAAGTTAATCGTGTCCGTGAAAAGACTACAGGCAAACTTATTATCAAAGAATATCCAACTGCCTCAGCATCAACTATTCATTTTAGGACACTATTAAATGAACTCAATCTCAAGAGGTCTTTTGTACCTGATATTATATTTGTTGACTATCTCAATATTTGTTGTTCTGCTCGTATTAAGGCTGGTGCAAATATTAATTCATACACCTACGTTAAAGCAATTGCAGAAGAACTACGAGGCCTTGCTGTTGAGTATAATGTTCCTATTGTATCTGCTACACAGACTACCCGCTCAGGATTTACTTCCAGTGATCCGGGTCTTGAGGATACGAGTGAATCGTTCGGACTTCCCGCCACCGCAGACTTAATGTTTGCTCTCATATCTTCTGAAGAACTAGAAGAACTTGGCCAAATCATGGTAAAACAATTGAAGAATCGTTATAATGATCCAACATTCCACAAACGATTTACTCTTGGTGTTGATAGATCCAAAATGAAACTATATGATGTTGAACAGGCTGCACAAATAGGTATTGCAGATGCTGGTCACGATAAGCCTTTGAACACATTTGGTACAAGAGAAGAAAAACAAAAGAAATCATTTAGTGGTTTTAAGGTATGATAATCTCCAGAGAAAATGGTTTGTATTGTGCTAAGGTCTTTCATGATTACTTTAGTAACATTGGAAGCACCGAAGAATATATGCGTGATGAGAAACTAAAGAATGTGGCTGATATGCCATCTTCTTTATTTCCAATTGAAGATGATTTATTCTCTGATTTCACAATGCACCCAAAAGATATGGATATTGAAGTATGTGAAATACCAAATGATGTTTGGGAACCTTTACTTGCCATTACCAGTTCACACATCAATAAAGCACCAGTTGGTAAGAATATTCAATTGGCAGTCAAAGAAAGAAACTCAGGAAAGATTCTAGGATTCATTCGTTTGGGTTCACCAGTCATCTATATGAAACCTCGTAATGACTACCTAGGACAAGTTTGGATTCAAAATGAGAATACTGCCAAGCGGTTCAATACAGCTTGTGTTATGGGTTTCGTAATTGTACCATCTCAACCATTTGGTTTTAATTACCTAGGCGGTAAACTTCTATCTGCCATTTGTACCAGTCATGCTGTAAGAGAAATCTGTAATAAAAAATATGATATGAATATCTGTTTATTTGAAACTACCAGTTTATATGGTAGTACCAAATCAGTATCACAATATGATGGTATGAAACCATATATTCGTTTTAAAGGTTTGACTGAATCTGATATTGTACCAATGATGCATGGCCAAAGATATACAGATTTGAAAAATTATGTAGAAGATATAACTGGAGATTTGTTGGGCGGAGATACTTCAACAACAAGTAGAAAACTTAGGACATTTACTAAAATTATTGCTCTAACCAAAGCAGCACTCAAAGGAACACCAGAAGGTGATGAATTCAATTTAACGATTGAAAATGCCAAAAAGTTGACCGAAAAGAAACGATATTATATTTCTGATTATGGATTTAAGAATACTGTTGATTACATGAACTGTAAGACTGATAAACTTTTACCTGGTGAAAATTATGAAAAGCATGAGTTATCAAATGTCATTGAGTGGTGGCGGACCAAAGCTATAAATAGATATGAAACCCTTAAAGCTGAGGGTAGATTACGAACAGAGCTTGAGGTATGGACTTCAGGCAAAGAAATTCAAATTATTAGGTAAAATGGCAAATTCAACAGATTTAGCTGAATCTTCACAAGCATTATTTTGTGCTTTAGCTGATTATGTTGGCATTCCTACAATTAATGGAAAATTCAAATTAAATTCCAAAAGTGCTACGATTAACAATGTATTTGATATTGATGATGAAAATAATAATACATATGAGAAATTTTCCATTAATTGGTCTAAGAAATATCCTCGTGCACCTATTAAAACTTTGTTTCAAAAATATGTTCAATCTGGAGAAGCCTCATTTCCAGAAATTGAAAAATTCTTAACTGGTTCTAGCATTAAAGATAAGGTGGCAATTGGTTGGTTTAAGTCATCTATATTAATTGGTAAATACTTAGTTATTAAAATTAACACAATAAGTTCACAGTTTCGTTATGTTCAAGATGAAGGAATATCTGCTACAAAAATATTTTACGCTCATAAAGATAATAAGATTATGAATAATATACAAATTTTATTCTCTGAAGCAAACAAAAATCAAAAAGAATTAAGAGATGGTATATCAAAAGGTGAAGCTCAAGTTCCTTTTGGAAATTTAAATAAATGGAGTCCAGCTGATATTTACCTAGCAACAAAAAAAGCTGAAAAAGATATTGAAACTCTTATTAAAAATAAAAAAGGTTTAACTTTTTTAGGTAAAGATGGTTTAAATAATTTCATAAGTAATTTGATTAAATCTGGCCAATTGTTACCATTATCTTTGAAAAAGACCACAAAAACAGTTAAATTGGAAAAAGTTAATTTTGTTAGAGCGTCAGAAGAAGCTAAAATAAATAAAGTTTCTTTTGGTGGCCTTAGTAATTGGCGACCATATGATACTAAAGAACAAAAACCGGCTGCAAGAGATTTAAAAGCATATCTTTCGAAAGATAAATCCGATTATGTATTTTTTAGACATGACCCATCAGGTAATTCTGGAGGAACTTTTAGAGGTGAAATACAAATTAAGGGTGCTGAAGCCAAAGCTGGTGGACTAGGCACGGGACAAATTGAAAGTATATTAAACCTCTGTGATCCGAAAAGAGGAAGATTTGGTACTTTATTTAAAAGTAAGTTAGATAAAGCAACTACTAATTTTCAAAAACAAAAGAAACCAATTAGAGAGAAGTATGAAAAAGATGGAGCTCCATCAAAAGGTCCAATAAGAGAAGAATATGATAAAGAGGTTGGCCAACTTAGTGCTGAATTGGTCACGAATGTTGTTATGCCATATTTAATTAAATTTCTTTCAAATGAAGAACGTGCTGCTGCTTTTACAAGATGGGTATATGCATATGCAACTTCTCGTCAAAAAAATTCTTCTAAATTTGTTATAGCAAAAGGTGCATAAAATATGGGACTAGTAGACTTTGACCGAGTAATGAAAGAATATGCCAATGTTGAAGATGACTTTGGTTTCTCTGCTGTATCGGAAGCAGAATATAATGCTGTCGTTAATAAGACAGCCGAAACAGCAGACGATTATAAAACTCGTTTGGCTGAAGTAGAAAAGATGATTGTTCCTTTTCTTCAGAAGTTACATTCTACTGGAGAGAAAGAATATATATATTGGCCGAATCGTAAACCAATTATAGAGAAACAAATAGAGAGAATACTGAAACTAACAAGAGATTAAATTATGTCTGCTACTGTGATTATACCAACCACTGGATCACCAGAGGTAAAAACTGCCGTTGAATCTGTTTTAAACCAAAGTCATCCTACTGAATGTTATGTTGTCATTGATGGTGACGAAAATATGGACAAAACACTAGAGGTGTTGGGTTCAACTGTTGATGACATACGAGTTCACATTTGTTCTTTACCAATCAATGTCGGTGCCAATGGATTTTATGGCCATCGTGTCTATGCTGCTTTCACTCACCTAATTAATACACAATATGTTGGTTACCTCGACCAAGACAATTGGTTATATCGGTCTCATGTTGAACAATGTATTAAGACAATCAACGCCCGAAGTTTAGATTGGTGTTATTCTTTACGACAAGTGTATAACAAACAAGGTAAGTTTGTTTGTTTTGATGACTGTGAATCGTTAGGTATTTGGCCAACATATCACGGAGTTCATCATATAGATACTAACTGTTATTTCATTAAAACAGAAGTAGCAAATAAAATTGCTTCAGTTTGGCATGGGGGTTGGGGACAAGATAGAGTATTTCTACAAGCAATCACACAACACTTTCCTAAATTCTATTGCACAAGTGAATACACAACTTGTTAT